TCGATATCGGCGGCGCCTGGGAACTCGACGCCACGCGCACCCCCGCAGGCTACACGCTCTCGAATGGCAACCAGACCGCTATCAACACTTCAGGCGGCAGCGATTACCGTCGCTGGGTGCCCACAGCGAAGGCGATCCTGCCCTCGGATGGGCGGCGCTATTGGGAGGTGTTTTGCGCCCCCGGTGGCGCGGCCAGTTTCGACGGCTATCTGGGTGTGGTCTCCGTCGAACAGCGCGACGACTTTGACGCAGGCGACAACCCGATCACGCTGGGCTCGATCGGCTATCGCGGCAACGGCTCGCTCTGGTCCTCGAATACCGGCACCGCCAGTCAGCGCCTGACCGGGCTCGCTCCTTTTGGCGCCGGCGATGTGGTGATGTTCGTGCTGGACCCGGCCAGTGCCAGCCTCTGGATCGGCGTGAACGGCGTCTGGCGGGATGATCCGGTGGCAGGCGACGCGACATGGACCGCCGCGCCCAGCGCCGCTTTCCACCCCCAGATCCAGGGGCGCGATCCAGGCGACGGCGGCACGCTGCGCTCGCTTCCCTCGCAGTTCAGCTATCCGGTCCCGCCCGGGGTGAAAGCGCTGGGCTTTGAGGAGCCCGATCTGTCGATCTTTGAGGCCCATGCCTTCATCGAGCTCGGCTGGGACCGCGACCTCAGCCTCGCCGAATTCGAAGCCTGGCTCGATCTCGGCGGTGGCGCGCGCCTCACCTCAGGCAACGCCTCGCTCTTTCTCGATCACGGCGGGGGAGAACCTCTGACCGCCGCCCATGCCGCCCTCTACATCGAAGTGGAATTGCCATGACCTACATCCTGCATCTCGGCCATCAGCCCACCGACATCTCCGGCATCTCGGGGCTCTTGAGCACCGTTGCCGCCGGCTTCGACGATACGCTCGATGTCAACGGCATCCGCTTCAACGGCTCGCGCACGCTGGCCGCCCCCTTCGCGGTGGGGTTTCCGGCGCCGTCCGGGGATTTGTGGCTGGGGTTTCGCTACGTGCCCCCCAACAACGATTCCGAAAGCATCACCCAGAGCAATGCCGGGTTTCTGGAGTTCTTCGATGCGGACAATATCCGGATCGCGCAGGTCCGTCCGCTCACCAGCACCAACCGCTATCATGCCGAGGCCTTTGGCGACACCACAGTGCAGGGCAGCTCCAGCTACACAGCAGCCAACGGCCAGCCGCAATGGATCGATGTGCGTGTGGCGGTGGGCGCCGAGATCACCATTGAGTTCTTCGTTGATGGCGTGCTGCAGAGCGTGGCCACGGCGGCAAACACAGGTGGCAAGGGCAAGCCGGTTCAGGTCGTGTTCGCGAATGCCGGACTGCATGGCACAAGCACAAGCCGCACCTGGTACTATGCTCACATCGCCGCGCTCGACGGCGTCTCGACCATAGGGCGACGCTTCGTGCGCCGCAGCCCCAACGCTATCGCCAGCTTCAACGAGATGGTGGGCAGTATCGATGCGCTCAAGGACAGCGATATCGCCACGCGCGTGGCGAGCAGCGCGCCCGGGCAGCGCATGTCGTTCTCGCTGACCGGCCCCACAGGCCCCGCCTCAGTCTCCGCCATCGCCGGCGTACATCTCAAGCAGATCGCGCAGGCAGGCACGGACGGGCCTGATGCAACGGCAGGGTTCCTGCGCATGGGTGGCGTGAACCATGACGCGAGCCCCGTGACAGTGCCAAGCCTTGCGCCGCATCCGGTCTATTCCAGCTGGGCAGTCAGCCCGGCCGATGCCAGCCCCTGGAGCGATCTGACCCTGCCCACCGAAATCGGGATCCTCTCGGCATGAGTCCTCGTCGCTCCGGGCAGGGCCATGTCCGCATGCCGGATGCCGAGTTCGAGGAACTCCTGGCCCGCGCTGCAGAAGAAGGTGCCAGACGCGCGCTCGCGGATGTCGGGCTCGACGGCCAGGAGGCCGCGCTCGACATCCGCGATCTGCGCAGCCTGCTTGCCTCGATCCGCTTTGTGCGCCGCACCGCTGTGCAGACCACAGTTCATATCATCACCACGGGCGTGATCCTCGCCCTACTCGCTGGGATCGCCCTCAAGCTGAAAGTCTTCGGCTCGGGCAGCTGATCCCCGCAACTGTCGCGCGCGGCCACACACCTGACAGCGGTCCGCGCCTTTGATCCAGCCGTTCACTCACTCTCAATCCCCGTCCCCTACCGCCTTTCGGGCGGTGGGTCATTTCCATTTGCCCTCAAACCTTGTGGAGAGCCTGATGTCTGACCCCATCCGCACCTTCCGTCATTTCCGCGACGTGCCCGAAACCCTTTGGCGCTGGCCGAACTTCTCACCTGCTGAAATCGCCTGCCGCGGCACAGGCCAGATCAAGCTGCACCCAGAGGCGCTGGACAAGCTGCAAACGCTGCGCGAGCGGTTGGGCAAGCCGCTGATCGTGCGCTCGGCCTATCGCAGCCCCGAGCACAATCGCGCTGTTGGCGGGGCCAAAGCGTCGAAACATATGGATGGCACGGCCTTTGACATCGCGATGTCAAACCATGATCCGATGAAATTCGCGGAAGCCGCCCGTGCTGTGGGTTTCCTAGGCTTCGGGACCTATCCTCGCTCTGGTTTCATGCATATCGACCTGGGCCCAGCGCGACAGTGGGGTGAGCGCTTCCCAATGCGCGCTGTTCCATTTGCAACCGAAGCCCCACTCGCGCGCGAAACTATCGCACAGAGTCGGACGCTGAGAGGCACGGGAGCGGCGGGCGTGGCGACGGTCGGTGCCGCCGGGGTCGAGGTTGCTCAGGAGGTGCTGGCCGAGGCGCAGGGTGCCGTCCTGCCGCTTTTGGCGCACCTGGACACCCTGCGCTGGCTGTTCATCGCGCTCGCGCTGGGCGGCATTGCGGTGGCTGTATGGGCGCGGCTCGATGACTGGAAAAGAGGGCGGCGCTGATGTGGGGCAGCCTAGTTGTCGGGCTCCTTGCCAGACCGTGGGCGCGGCGAGCAGCGGCGCTCGCCCTCGTCTCGTTCACCATCACCCTATTCATCCTTAACCTTCGCCGCCAGGGCGAGCGCGCTGGCCGCGCTGCCGAACGGCTGGAAACCCTGGAGCAGCACAATGCCATCCACCGCCAGATGCTGGATGCGGCCGCACGGCGCCCTCGCAGCCGCGACGATCTTCTTGACCGCCTGCGCCGGGGTGAGTTCTAACGCCCCGCCCGGCGCCTGCCCGCCCGTGGTCGCGTACAGTCAGGCCGAGCAGGCGCGCCTGGCCGAAGAAGTCGGAACGCTGTCCGAAGGGGCGCTGACCGTGGGCTGGCTCGCCGATTACGCCGTCCTGCGCGACCAGGCGCGCGCCTGCGCAAGAAGGTAGGCTGGCGCCGTTCGAAATCATAGCGCGGTCGCCAGCCAGAAGCTATTCTCAAGCCATTGACCTGCCCCTTTTTTCAGGGCCACTCGTAAGTCAAGCCTGTTCTCCTTTTGGTTGCCATCATTCGGCGGCGTGAGCAATGGGCGCAGGCGCGGAGCCATCACGTAGCTCAAGCGGCTGGGCCCATTGCGTCTTGTCGAAGGGCCTCGCGGCGGCGAACTCCTCCGGGGTTTGATATTTCAGGCTGCTGTGCGGACGCTCCGTGTTGTAGTCGATCCTCCAATCCTCGATGATTTCGCGGGCCTCGCCGATGCTGGTGAACCAGTGCTGGTTCAGGCATTCCTCACGGTATCGGCCGTTGAAGCTTTCGATGTAGGCGTTCTGGGTCGGCTTCCCGGGGTCGATGAAATACAGCTGGACGCCGTGATCATCGGCCCACCCGTCAAGCGCGCGCCCCCGGAGTTCTGGGCCGTTGTCGACGACCAGGATATCCGGATATCCACGCTCACGGGCCACGCGCTCCAGCATCTCCACGACCCGTTCGCCTGGCAGCGAGAAATCCACGTCGATGGCCGGGCACTCGCGGGTGCAGTCGTCCTTGAGATTGGCTGTGCGGAACTTGCGGCCGTTCGCCAGCGCGTCGCTGGTGAAGTCGAGCGACCAGCGCTGGTTGGCCGCGATGGGGCACCAAGCCCCCTCACGGCCCTCGCGCGGGATCTTCTTGCGCTTCGTGCGACGCAGCCACAGCCGTTCTTCCCGGTAGATCCGCTCGACGACCTTGACGTTCACCTTGAAGCCCTCGCGGACCAGTTTGGCATGCAGCATGCGATAGCCATATCTCCTGTGCTTGCCTGACAGCGTGATCAGGCGGTCTCTCAGCCGCGCGTGGCGATCTGGTCGCGCCTGATATGCGAGGCTCGACCGCGAAATCCCGACCAGCCTGCACGCCCGCCGTTCGGTGAACTGATGTTCATCCATCAGCTTCCTCACCGCGGAACGGCGGTGCGCAGGCGTCAGGAATTTTTTGCCAGCAGCCCCTTCAGGCCAGCGTTGTCCAGCATCGCGTCGGCCAACAGACGCTTCAGCTCGGAATTCTCGGCCTCAAGATCCTTTAGCCGACGCAGCTCGGAAACCTGCAGGCCGCCATACTTGCTCTTCCACTTGTAGAGCGTGGCGTCCGACATGCCGTGTTTGCGGCACAACTCCGAAACCTTCGCCCCGGCGGCATACTCCTGCAAGATCCCCACGATCTGCTCTTCGGTGAAACGTGATTTGCGCATCGTCTGTTCTCCTCGTTGCTGCGAACGTTACAAGAACAAACTCTCCGAATGAATGGCCCGGTTTTATGGGGGCAGGTCACCATGAATGAGGATGACGAAAAACGCATTGCGGCGAAGCTGGCCAGAATCATGGCCATGCTCTGCGTGCGCAACACGAAGCTGGAGACGCTGCATTCCGGACTGACCCCTGTTACCCGGACCCCGGACCGGGGACTATTCGGATGTCTTTGTCCGCGATGCGGACGGTCGGCGCATTCCCTGGAGCGAGGTCTCGCGCATAGATGAGTCTGAGATGCGCGAGTTGATGCAGGAAATCGTCAACCGGCTCTATACGTTTCATCTCGAGGCCGACGATCCCAATCTGCAGTCGATCATCGAACGCTGGATGGGCGCAACATTGAAATGGGACGAGCCAGAAATCGATCCCAGAATGCTGGGCTCTGCAAGGCGCCTTGAAGGTCCGGGCAGCCCACCAGTAGCGATTGACACGTTAAAGGATCAGACGTGATCGGAACCAACAGATCGCGCAATGACTTCCGTAGCAACCCTCTGAAGGGAGTTGCTGTCCACCCTTGAAGACAGGGCGTCCAGTTGAAGAAGCTCGCGCGTCAGGAAGGGGTGAAACTTCTCGAAAACCAAGTTGGTCTGATCGTTGAAGAGTTCAAGCATCTCGCCCTCGGCAATTCGGGAAAGAACTTCCCATAGAACCTCAATGCCATCTTTCGCGCGTACGGTCAGAAATCCGTCGTGGGGTTCAACCTCCAATCCAATGGCCCGAAATGCCAACGCAAGCGTATTGGTCTTGATCGTACCGGCTCTGGTGGCCACCGCGACACTGTTCTCACCCAACCGGATCACTGATGCTTTGGCAAAGCCAATCTTCTCATAGTGTCGGCGCGACTCGTCGAGGAGGTCTCGGGCTGTCTTGTCCATGTAGACGCGGGGGTTGCGTCTCGAAAGTGGTGGAAATTCTCTGGCGGCGTCCTCCGAGCGGTTTGATTTGGGGCTGATCAGGCGGCGAGGTCAAGGGGCATGGGCTCGATCGGTTTGTCGAGGGTCTGCC